CCCTCGGGTCAAGGGTGTAGATAGAGGCGGGAGAGCCATCTTCCTCCCCAGCCTCATCGGGAAGTACCATACGAACCGCTACACCGCAGATGTGCATCCAGTCGGCCAGCTCCTTGTCGAGAGTGTCTTTACTCTCAGATCGCATGTACTCGTTGAGCGTGTTCACACTGGCGGAAATATCATCTTCTCCACCGTTGGACACATAGCGGATTGGGCCATCCAGGAGGTAAGCAGACTTGAAGACCACGATTTCGTTCGCCCGGTTAATC